TGCAGATTCTTCCGGCAAAGCAAAATCAAGCAAAGAAAAACTTTTTTCAAATAGAAGGAGCCTTCTAATGGCTGCAACAGGCTTTACACCCATCCAGCTTTACCGCACCACCACTGCGGCGGCTGTTCCTGTCAACACCAATCTGTCTGATGGCGAACTTGCCATCAACACGACCGACGAGAAGCTGTACTTTAAAAACGCTGCTGGCACTGTCAAGCTGCTTGCATCGACCTCTGGCGCGACTGGTGACGTTGTAGGCCCAGCATCGGCTGTTGACAGCTCCTTGGCGGCTTTTGATGGCACCACGGGCAAGCTGATCAAGCAAGCTGCTACGGTCACCGTTGCTCAGGGCGGGACAGGGATTGCAACGACCACTGCATACAGCGTGGTGTTCTCAGGAACTACCAGCACTGGGGCGTTTCAAGCGGCGGCTGGTCCCGGTACATCAGGCCAAATCCTCACAAGTAACGGTGCGGGTGCGCTACCTACGTTTCAAACCCCTGCGGCTTCTGGTGCTACCAAGGGCCAAGCAATCGCTTTCTCAATCATCTTCGGTCTGTAAGGAATCATCATGGCAAACCCCAACATAGTGAACGTAACCGCCATTCTTGGCACAACAACGTACCTCACGCCAGCCAATACAACGGCCAACACGCTGCTGTCTAATGCCGCATCGTCTGGTCTGGTCTTCAAGATCAATCAGATCGTTTGCGCTAACGTCAACGGTGCAAGTGCTGTAAACGCAACGGTAGCCATCAACAGCGCAGCCGCTGGTGCAGGTACGAACTACCCGGTCATCTCCACTATTGCAGTGCCAGCCAGTGCTTCTGTGATTGCTGTGGACAAGACAACGGCCATCTACCTCATGGAGAACAGCTCCATCGTCGTTACGTCTGGCACATCGAGCGGCATCACCTACACCATCAGCTACGAATCCATAGCAAGTTGAGGTTAGCTCCATGAGCATACGCCAACACAACTTAGGCAGCATCGTCAAGCCGGGGTTCAATCCGCTCGGGGTTCAGACGACTGTGACTACCTACGAGCCGTATCTATATGCTTGGGGCCAAAACACTTACGGACAACTTGGTTTAGGTGATACAACTAACCGATCTTCTCCAAGCCAAGTTGGGTCGCTCACGACTTGGTTAACAATTGCCAGTGGAACTTACCATTCAGCAGCCACTAAAAATGACGGAACACTTTGGGCATGGGGAATTAACAGCCAAGGCCAATTGGGTGTTGGAAATACAACGAGTTATTCCAGTCCCAAACAAGTCGGCGCGTTAACTGCTTGGTCTGCCGTTTTTATAAATTTGTCCGGCAATTTTACAATTGCTACCAAAACAGACGGGACGCTGTGGTCTTGGGGTGCAAATACTCAAGGGCAATTAGGCTTGGGCAACACAACAAGTCGCTCTTCCCCTACTCAAATTGGCGCACTCACCAATTGGTTAAAAGTTGGCGCAGGCGGTTATCACACCCTTTCCATTAAAACGGATGGCACTCTCTGGTCATGGGGGCGCAATAATGTAGGCCAACTAGGTTTAAATTCTACATACTACTACTCTAGCCCCAAGCAAGTTGGCGCACTAACCACTTGGTCAACAGTTTCTGCTGGTGCTTTTTTCACTATTGCCACTAAAACAGACGGTACGTTATGGGCTTGGGGACAAAACAATAATGGTCAATTAGGTCTTGGTAACACCACGGATAGATCATCTCCTGTGCAAATTGGTGCATTGACCAATTGGTTAAAGATTTCTGGTGGAAGATATTCTGTTCTATCAATAAAAACTGATGGTACGCTTTGGGCTTGGGGGCTTAATAATTATGGGCAATCTGGTTTAAATAACACAACAAACTATTCATCTCCAAAACAAGTTGGAGCGTTAGCAACGTGGTCTACCATTAGTTCAAGTTCAAATTTTTCTACCGCCACCAAAACAGATGGTACTTTATGGACTTGGGGTTATAACGTTAATGGATTGCTAGGTCTTGGCAACACCACAAACTATTCATCACCAAAACAAGTAGGTAGTTTAACAACTTGGTTAAGCACTGCTGCGGGTGGATATCAAACCATAGCCCTCCTCTACTAAGAACACCATGCCATCAACCACAACAATATCAGGCGTCCAGTACTCCGGCATCTGGACAATGCAGCAGGTGAACTCCGCTGTGTCTGCGGGGACTTGGCCTAGTCAACCTGCGCCTCATTTGTTTACATGGGGGTCTAATGGGTATGGACAGTTAGGCATAGGAAGTACGGTCAGTCAATCTAGCCCAACTCAAGTTGGTACATTGACAACTTGGCTTAACCTATCAGCAGGTTTATATTTTAGCTCTGCCGTTAAATCGGATGGCACATTATGGACATGGGGAAGCAACCAATTTGGGCAACTAGGCACAGGAAATTCAACTTATTATTCCTCTCCAAAACAAGTTGGCGCATTGACCACATGGTCAAAAGTATCAAATGGACATTATTCTTGTTTTGCAATTAAAACTGATGGCACACTATGGTCTTGGGGCAGAAACCCTTACGGCGAACTTGGTCTTGGCAATACCACTTACTCATTTTCTTCGCCGCAACAAGTTGGAGCTTTAACAAGTTGGTTGTCTGTTGCTGGTGGCTATGTAAGCGCAGTGGCTATACAAACAAATGGCACGATTTGGACATGGGGTAGAAATACAAATGCTCAACTAGGACTTGGCAATACAACTAATTATTCTTCCCCTAAACAAGTCGGTGCATTGACTGCTTGGAATAAAATTTCGTCTGGCGCATATCATGTGTTAGCAGGAAAAACAGACGGGACTTTATGGGCTTGGGGGCGTAACGCAGAGGGGCAATTGGCATTAGCCAATACAGCTACCGCCTATTCATCGCCAACCCAAATTGGGGCATTAACCACTTGGGGTGCGCTAGCGGGGGGCGGTTTCCATAGTCTGGCAATTACAACTTCAAACGCCGCATGGTCTTGGGGTGGCAATACTTTCGGTCAACTAGGTCTTGGCAATACAACAGGTTACTCTTCACCAAAACAAATCGGGTCGTTGACTACGTGGTTGACAATTGCTTGTGGTGAAAACCATACTTTGATTACTAAAAATGACGGAACCCTTTGGGTATTTGGGTCGGGCAATGCAGGTCGATTGGGGCTAGGCAACACCACCAACTATTCTTCCCCAAAACAAGTGGGCGCGTTAAATACTTGGGTGAGTCCTGCTGGGGGCAGAGCTTTTTCGCTGGGCATTGTTAATACATAAACCAGAGCTAAAATTCCAACATGAACAAAACACTCCACTTCCTCTCTGGCATTCCCCGTAGCGGTTCAACCGTACTTGCTGCCATCCTCAACCAGAACCCAATGACCCACGTCTCCACAACGTCTGGTCTGGTTCATGCGCTGGATGGCTTGGCTAACACTTGGCACTCGGCTGGTTTGCTGAACGAGAACGACCCTGAGCGCACTAAGCTGGCTCAGACGATGCGCGGTGCGATTGATGCGTTCTACGAGGACGAGCCTGCCCCTGTCATCATCGACAAGTCCCGTGGCTGGCCTATCGCGCAGATCATGGCAGCTATGTCCCAAGTGCTCGGCAAACAGCCCAAAATCATCGCTACGGTGCGCTCAGTGCCTGACTGTGCTGCCAGCTTCATCCGTGTGGCGAAGCCCGAGAACCTTGACGAGTTCATGTACTCTGGTCAGTTGATGGATCACCTGAAGGCTGCTTACATCTCGCTCCAGAACGGCTACAACTTCGCCCCTGAGAACTTCCTGTTCGTTGAGTACGAAGACCTGCTGGCTGACCCCAAAGCGCAGTTGGCCCGTATCCACACGTTCCTTGAACTTCCTGACTTCAGCTACGACTTCGACAACATCGACGGCTCCACAGTGGCTGAAGATGACGAGAACCTGCACGGCCACGCTGGTATGCACGATGTCAAGCCCAAGCTGGAAGCGCAGCACAGGCAGGACCCCAAAGACCTGCTCAAGTCCCACTACTCATCGTTCTGCCAGCCTGAGTTCTGGCTGGAAACACCACGCACAATACCAGAGCTTCATGCGCTGGATTTGCAGCTTGCCGCCTCGACTACGGGCGACTTCCAAGAAGGCTGGCGCTTGGCCCAGCAACTGGAAGCTGAAGAGCCAAACAACCACCGTGCAGCCTACAACCGTGGCTGGTACAAGCTGCGCCAAGGCCAGATTCAGGCTGGATACAAACTGATGGACAGGGGCCGTGTGGCTGGTGTCTTCGGCAACAAGCACCCTGATGTACCCACACCGCAGTGGGACGGCAAGACCAAGGGCATCATCCTGCTCAACCTTGAAGGCGGGCTGGGCGACCAGATTCACCAAGTGCGCTACGCCAAGTACATCGCTGCACGGGGCTGCAAGGTCATCGTTGCTTGCACTGGCTCACTGGCGTCACTCTTTGTTGACGTTGAAGGTGTATCTTCTGTGATACAGCACGAAGCTGTGTTCGGCGTCTACCACGACTTCTGGGTCGCTGGCATGTCGGCCATTGTCCATCTGGGCTTTGAGTTGCCAGACATCTCTGGCGCTCCGTACCTGAGCAAGCCTGTAACGATCAAGGGCCGCAAGAAGCGCATCGGCCTGCGCTGGCAAGGTTCGACCCAGTTTGAGCACGAGCACCACAAAGCATTCCCGTACGAGTTGATGTTCGCCGCAGTCAAGGACGCAGATGCTGAGTTCATCAGCCTGCAACGAGACGCAGGTGTCGAGGCCGCGCCTGCTTGGGTTAAACAGGTTCCGCTCAATAGCTGGGAAGACACCCGTCAGGCAGTGGCAAGCTGCGACTTGGTGATTAGCGCCTGCACCAGCGTGTCCCACCTGAGCGCCGCTATGGGCATCGAGACAATTGTGGTGACGCCAGTGATGCCTTACTTCCTGTACGCGCTCGCAGGCGAGACTACGCCGTACTATGATTCCATGAAGCTAATGCGCCAAGAAGTGTTTGGTGACTGGCAAGCTCCGTTCGACCACATCAAAGACCGCTTGGGCGTCAAGCCTGTGCTAAGGAGCGTTGCATGAGCTTCAGATACAGTTCGGGCATAAACAAGCCGGGGTTCAATCCTCTGGGTACGCAGACTACGACGACTACTTATTTCCCGTATTTGTATAGCTGGGGTAGTAATGCCGAGGGGCAACTGGGTCTAGGCAATACCACAAGCTACTCATCTCCAAAACAAGTTGGAGCTTTGACAAATTGGCTAAATGTGGCAAGCGGTGGTTACTTTACGACTTCGGTAAAAACAGATGGTACTCTCTGGTCTTGGGGGTCAAACAACCTTGGCCAGCTAGGCTTGGGCAACACAACTTACTATTCAAGCCCTAAACAGATTGGTGCTTTGACAGCGTGGTCAACAGTGGCAACTGGGTTTTATCATAATTTAGCCATCAAAACTGACGGCAGTTTATGGGCGTGGGGATACGGCGTTAACGGGCGATTAGGATTGGGCGACACAGCGTCTAGATCTTCTCCCGTACAGGTAGGGTCGCTCACTAACTGGGCAAAAGCAGCGGGTGGTGATAACTACTCTATTGCTATTAAAACAAATGGTACGCTATGGTCTTGGGGCTACAACCTATATGGTGCGCTAGGATTAAATAACACCACGTATTATTCTTCCCCTGTACAAGTTGGTGCGCTGACTACGTGGTCAAGCATCACCAGCGGGAGCGGTAGTGCATTAGCCATTAAAACAGACGGCACGCTGTGGTCTTGGGGTATAAATGATACCGGTCAATTGGGTTTAGGAAATACAACAAATTATTCCAGCCCCAAACAAATTGGCGCACTGACCACATGGTATAAAGTTATTAGTGGAAATGGGCAGCAACTAGCCATAAAAACTGATGGAACCCTTTGGTCTTGGGGCAAAAACACAAACGGCGCATTGGGTTTGGGGGACACTACTAACCGCTCCAGCCCGGTACAAGTTGGTGGGCTGACTACATGGCTAGCAGTTTCTGCTGGCAACTATTATTCTTTGGCTACAAAAACTGATGGGACTCTGTGGTCGTGGGGACGTAACACAAACGGTCGTTTGGGTCTTGGGGATACCACCAACCGATCTAGCCCCGTACAAGTTGGTGCTTTGACTACGTGGCTAACACTGTCCACGGGAACGTCTTTTAAACATTCCATAGTCCTCCTCTACTAAGAACACACTATGCCAGTCGTAACAACAGTATCAGGCGTCCAGTACTCCGGCATCTGGAGTCTCAGCGGTCAAGCTAACGCCAAGGCGTTGGGGACATGGCCTGTTGTCGGGCCAAAACTTTATGCGTGGGGTTTTAATACTTACGGTGGATTAGGTCTTGGGAACACAACTGAGTATTCATCCCCAAAACAAGTTGGAGCACTGGCTACTTGGTATAAAGTTGACTGTGGGTATTATCACACCGTAGCCACAAAAACAGACGGAACCCTATGGGCATGGGGATATAACGCAAATGGACAACTTGGGCAGGGTAATACTACTAACAGGTCTTCCCCTGTTCAAATTGGCTCTTTGACCAACTGGTTAAATATCGCGGCGTCTGGATATACATCTACGTTGGCTACAAAAACAGACGGAACCTTGTGGGCATGGGGCGCGGGTACGCAGGGAAAACTAGGTTTAGGCAATACCACTAGCTATTCTTCCCCAAAGCAAGTTGGCGCTCTTACAAATTGGCTGTACATTTCAGCGGGTACCAATTTTGCGGCTTCAATAAAAACTGATGGTACTCTTTGGACTTGGGGCACAAATGGCTCGGGACAACTTGGCCTTGGCAATATCACAAACTATTCATCACCAAATCAAGTTGGCGCGTTGACTACGTGGTCAAAACTTTTATGTGGGTACACCTTTGTCCTTGCTATTAAAACTGATGGCACGCTTTGGTCTTGGGGAGACAATCAGCAAGGTCAATTGGGGTTGGGCAATTTAACCAGTCGATCTTCGCCAAACCAAGTAGGTTTGTTGACTAATTGGCTTAGTTTAGCCGGTGGTGGTTATCACTCAATAGTAATAAAAACAGACGGTACTCTTTGGGCTTGGGGGGCTGGCGGTTCTGGTCAGCTAGGCCTTGGGAACACAACTGAATATTCGTCTCCAAAACAAGTTGGTTCTTTAACTACGTGGGCAACGGGAAACGGCGGAGTTAATTACAGCGAAGTAATTAAAATCGATGGAACATTATGGGCGTGGGGACGCAATACATCAGGGGCTTTGGGGCTTGGAAACACCACCAACTATTCTTCCCCAAAACAAGTGGGCGGGTTGACTACTTGGTTAACCGTAGCTGCTGGTGCGTACCAGACGCTCGGTATTGCCAACACGTAATCCCAAGTTAAAATTCACATTTTTTAAAAGGAAGTCATCATGTCTCTTTTCGTACGCATCCAGAACAACCTCGTCACAGACTGCTGGGACACTCCACCACCAGCCGGTCAAGACGGTTGGAAGTCTGCCGTTGAAGTTCGTCCAGCTATCACAGCGCATCGTCAAGGCTACACAGCCCACACGTTTGACCTGACCAAAGACCCAGTGCAGATCGTGTACGGCACCTACGACATCCCAGTCGCAGACCGTAAAGCCGGTATGGTTGCCAACGCCTCGTTCAGCTTCCAGCAAGTTGTCCAAGAGCAAATGCGTGATCCGTCCAAGTACGACCCTGCCGCTGTTGCTGCTGCCCAAGCTGCTATCGCTCCTAAAGTTGCTGCAATCGAAGCCGCCACAACACACGATGAACTTGATACACTGATGGGATGAAAATCCTCATCATGGGCCTGCCCGGTTCGGGCAAGACCACATTGGCTGTAGCTCTCGCAAGGGAGCTACACTGCGTTCACTTCAACGCCGATGAAATCCGCAAGGAGATCAACAAAGACCTTGGCTTTAGCGTGGAAGACAGGCTAGAGCAGGCTCGGCGTATGGGTGTGCTGTGTGATATTTCCGCCAAGTGG